TCCGTCACAAATTCTGTCAATCCTTCTACAACATCACTCTCACTCTCTGCCGTACGCAACCAAAACTTGGGATACGGGTGGTCAACCGGAGAGTTCGGAGGGCGTTCATGGGAACAATACGTTGGCCTCGCTTTGAAATCTGTGACCTTTTGATCGTAAGTTGACGTGAGAAACGCACCTCCAATCGGCAAGCAAGTAACGATAGCGTACTCTTTGATACATGCTACGATCCAATCGTGAGCATCTCTACCGTAAAAAGCATTCGTTTGCAATCGCGCGAAGTGTGTCGATGTGTTGCTCTTCAAAATTAGCTACCTTCGAGCGCTCGAACCATTCTAGGGGTTTGAAAATGGAAATGGGATCGAGGAGTCCAATGGCACACGAAAGATCCTCATTGTACCAGAGCTTCGACTTCAAGTAGGCCTCACTGTATAAATTGGAAACCTTTTGAAAGACAGACCCCTTCTCTGGAGGTGTAGCTGTCAAGCCCCACAAGTTGCAATCCTCAGCGTAGGTTATGGAGTTCCAGTGTTCAAGATCGACTTCTTCAGACACCGTGGACAATCAATCATCGCCGAGATCTCGCATGGCAACAAAGTCACGGAAATACGAGGTAATGTCATTGTGGTTGAAATAGCTACTCCGAAGAATAAGCGCGCCAACAATGCCATTCATGTGCGCAGTAAGATTTGTGCCAGAAGGTTGAATGGTTTCTCCTTGGGTGACGTAGCCAGCGAAGTTCAACATAGGGAACAGAAACTCATTGGCAACGTAACGAACACAAATCAACTCCTGTTTGGAATAACCAAGGTGCTTGCAAATTTCCACAAATACAGAAGTTGCTGCCGCTCTCAAGGATAAGTGTTCTGAATGATCAAAAGTGGAAAAGTCTGTGGCAATGCACCTTTCTGGATGTTTCATCAGATCAGCCATGTGTGTTTGCCACCCAGAAGACAAACGATCCAATCCTATCGAGGTTTCGAACTTTTCGGGATGTTGATTGATGACAAACATCGCTGGACCAAGCCATTTTTGGACAAGCATGTACCGTACGACACTGTCAGCGAAAAACACACGCGCTTTGTCACACTTCTCAATCAAACGGGATTCGCTTTTCAACGTGGCATTGAAAGGTATGCCTGACTGTACTCCCGCCAAAATGAATCTCTGTGTCCAAAATCATCTGCTCGACCTCTGGTAAGAACTCATGGCGCTCAATTGCGTCGTTGAAAGTCATGATTTGAGACTTTGTAACACCAAAAGGATAGCCCGCGCTTTTGTCAACC